GAACCCACTTGAGTAAGAAATATGATTCACTCGGCGACAGAATGAAAGGCTACGAGAATATTGCTCGCAACTATTTGACTCGTCGGATTCCAACCATTATCAGAGTGGACGGCAAGGCGTTTCATACATTCACAAGAGGTATGGAAAAGCCATTTGACCGCATCCTGATGACAACGATGCAAAATACAATGAAGTACCTGTGTGAAAACATTCAGGGCTGTGTCTTTGGATATACGCAGTCAGATGAAATCACGTTGGTACTTACGGACTATGCAACAATTACAACGGATGCATGGTTCGGATACAACATCCAAAAGATGTGCAGCGTTTCCGCTTCAATGGCTACGCTTGCTTTTTCAAATGCCTATGCTGCCGAGCTGTGGAAGAACTTTCCTGAAGCGATGTGCAGCAGTGACAATGGCACAAATAAGTACATTGAAACTCTGGTCGCAAAGATGGGTACAGCCATGTTTGATGCCAGAGTTTTTTCTATTCCAAAAGACGAAGTTTGTAACTGCCTGATTTGGCGTCAACAAGATGCGACTCGTAACAGCATTGAGTCAGTTGGTCATGCAAATTTCAGTCAAAAAGAACTCCACGGCAAGAGCTGCAACTCTATCCAAGATATGCTGTGGAAAGAACATGGCATCAATTGGAATGACTTCCCCGTTGATTGTAAGCGTGGTTCTGCTTGCTACAAAACAAAAGTTAAAGAGACCGCTCCTCTTCTCAACGATAAAGGCGACACCGAAATGGTTGAGGTCGTTAGAAACCGTTGGGTTATCGACCGAGAGCCTCCCATTTTCTCACAAGAAAGAGGGTACGTTGAAAAATGGATATGACACCGGCTGAAGTTGCTACTTGTATTTGCGATATCTATGAGAAACTCGGACGTTTAGAATGCCGCCTCGAAAATACACGAGGAGATTTAGTCACCACAATAGAACGAAACAGGCAGCACACAGAAGAGTTCCTGAACCAGCAGACAGATATCGAAAACAAAATCGATATAGCCCTGACAACGGCTGTCCATGAATTGATTGAGTATCTACGATACCAAGACATCCAAGCTTTGGATGAGGAAGAGTTTTTGCTAAGGGTTCGGGAGCTTATTCGTGTTGAGCAAGACGAACGCCTTCCGTTCTAAGGAGGAAAAATATGAGTTGCTATAAAGACGGTGGCTGTGGTATTTATGAGATGTATTCTTGCTATGAATGTCCAGCAAGCAAGCCGGAGTACCTTAAAAGAAAGTCGCGCGAGCCGCAAAGATTACAGGCAATCGGAAACCTGCACGACGTAGCCAAGCAGATTCTGGATGACGAAGTGGTCATTCTCCTCCGTCAATACGGAACAACGCTTGCACCGGGACGAATGGGAGATGAGAGTCGTGTTCCAAAGTGGCTGCTCGTTCTTGCGGCAGACAGAATCGAGGAGTTAAAAAATGCAAGAACAAAGCAATAAACAGTTCTACATTTCAGATTGGCATTATGGTCATGCAAACGTGATTGCCTTTGATAACCGTCCGTTCAAATCGCTTCTGGAGATGGACGAAGCACTGGTTGACCGGTGGAATGCAGTGGTTTCTCCGGGCGATATTGTGTATGTTCTTGGGGATATGTTCTGGTGTAAGGCACAAGATGCTATCCCTATTTTGCGTTCCTTAAAAGGACAGAAGTTCTTGATTAAAGGGAACCATGACCGGTGCAATGACAACAAGTTCTTGCGGGAGTTTGTTAAGGTCACAGAGTATCTCGAAGTGAAGGACAGCGGTCGAACAGTGATTCTTTGCCATTACCCAATTCCGTGCTTTAAGAATCACTTTTACGGTTCCTTCCACTTGTATGGACACGTTCACAATTCTTTCGAGTGGAACATGATGGAGCATGACAAGTATCTGATGGAGGAACTGTACACGACACCTTGCCAGATGTTTAATGTCGGAGCAATGATGCCGTGGATGGACTACACGCCTCGGACGCTTGATGAAATCATTGCGGCAAATTCGCATAACGAGGCTGTTAGAAATAAATGATGGCTTGAATCACTTGTGCCACAAGGCTTTGAAAGGCGCTTGATGAGTGGTATTAGTGCATCATATAAAACAAAAGGAGTGGTCACTTGTGATTTACCTTGACAATGCTGCCACCACACAAATGGATGAACGGGTTCTTGAAGCAATGATGCCATACCTGACAACGGAGTATGGTAATGCAGGAACCCTCTATAAGTTTGGACGAGCTGCGAATGAGGCTGTGCAGAAAGCCAGAGCGCAAGTGGCAGCTTTAATCAACGCAGAACCAGAGCAAATCATTTTTACATCTGGTGGTAGCGAAGCAAACAATTTAGTCTTTCGGGGTTTGAAGGACTATCTGAAGAGTATCGGTAAGACGCACATTTTGGTATCGGCTGTTGAGCATGATTCCGTCCTACGAGCCGCAGAATCGCTTATAAAAGACGGGTTTCATGTAGAGTATATTCCGGTATCCAGTGAGTGCAGGGTCTCTCCTGCTGTCATTGAGGGCGCATTACGGGCAGATACGGGGCTCGTATCTGTGATGTTTGCGAACAATGAAACAGGCGCAATCAACCCAATCGAAGATATTGGAACGATTTGCATGAAGCGCGGGATTCTGTTCCACACAGATTGCGTGCAAGCTGCGGGATGCTATCCTATTGATGTAGTGAAAATCGGTTGCGATTTCCTTTCGGTGTCATCACATAAGATTCATGGGTGTAAAGGCATTGGAGCTTTGTACGCAAAGGATAAGTCCAAACTTACACCCATTGTATATGGTGGTTCAGAGCAAGAGTTCGGGCTGAGGGGCGGAACAGAAAATGTTGCTGGTATCGTGGGATTCGGAAAGGCTTGTGAGATTTCATCGAAGAGTTTGCACGAAGATACGGTGTGGGTTTCAACATTGAAACAGCGATTTTTCATGGCGCTGAATGAAGCGCTTAAAGATACGGGTGATGAAAGCTGCGTCCATGTAAATGGTATGTCGATTCTTACACCCGGAAAGACAATTAACTTGAGAATGGACGGCGTTGATGGTGAAACGCTCTTGCTTATGTTGGACGGCAAGGGAGTTTGTGTTTCTGCCGGGTCTGCGTGTAGGAGTCACGAAGCAGAACCAAGTCACGTTTTATCTGCAATGGGATTATCCAAAGATGAAGCGCGGTCTTCCATCAGAATTTCGTTCTCAAAGAAAAACACGGCTGATGAAGCCGTAAGAGCTGCACAGATTTTAGCTGGGTGCATTTCAGCACTCAGGGCGAGAGAAGAAAAGGAGTAAGGTTATGACGATTGAGCAAATCAAAGAGATGGTCAACGGTTCTGCTTATGATTTCCTTAGAACAAACGAGCACCTCGGGCGCAAGATTATCTTTCTTACGCTTGGTGGCAGCTATTCCTATGGAACGAACGTCGAAACATCCGATGTTGATGTAAGAGGGTGTGCGTTGAACAGTGAATCAGATTTGCTTGGTCTGACGAGCTTTGAGCAGGTCGTTAATACACAAACGGATACGACAATCTATGCTTTTAATAAGCTGGTGAGCCTGCTCTTAAATTGTAATCCAAATACGATTGAAATGCTTGGGTGTAAGCCAGAGCACTATTTCTATATCTCAGACATTGGCAGAGAAATGATTGTCAACAGAAAAATGTTTCTGTCCAAACGAGCAGTCCATTCTTTTGGAGGTTATGCGAATCAGCAGCTCCGGCGCTTGGAGAATGCTCTTGCGCGAGATAGGCTGTCACAGGCAAGAAGAGAGGAACATATCCTCAACTCTATGAAAGGCGCCGTTAAATCATTTGAGAGTCGATACACGATTTTTGAAAATGGCAGCATTGTTCTCTATACAGATGAGAGTCCGCGAGAGGATTTAGACCGTGAGATTTTTGCAGATATCCAGCTTAAAAAGTATCCGGTCAGAGAGTTCAATAGTGTAATCAACGACCTGACGAATGTTATCGGGACGTATGAGAAGCTCAACCACAGAAACCACAAGAAGGACGATGAGCATTTGAATAAACACGCGATGCATCTTATTCGTTTGTACCTTCTCTGCTTGGATATTCTGGAGAAAGAGGATATTGTCACATATCGTGGTGATGACCTACCTCTGCTGATGAGTATCCGTAAGGGTGACTATCAACTGGAAGATGGAACATATAGACCAGAGTTTTTTGAAATGGTTTCTGACTTTGAAAAACGACTCAATTATGCAAAGCAAAACACGAGCCTCCCAGATAACCCAGATATGAAGAAAGTTGAGGAGTTCGTTATGAGTGTAAACAGGAGGGCGATTGATGCATAGGATTTCTATCCCCAAAGGTGCGCGAGCAGTTCTGCTGAATCTCCGATATGAAAACCATGAGGCATATGTGGTTGGCGGATGTGTCCGAGACAGTCTGCTTGGGAAAGAACCAAAAGATTGGGATATCTGTACCTCTGCTACACCGGATGAAGTTAAGGAACTAATGCATCGTCGTGGCATAAAGACAATTGATACTGGGCTGCAGCATGGAACAGTAACGGTTGACATGGGCACTGTTGGGAAGTATGAAGTCACAACGTTTCGAATTGATGGAAACTATACAGACGGGAGGCACCCTGATTATGTGGAGTTTACCGAGAGCATTTATAAGGACTTGTCTCGCAGGGATTTCACCATCAACGCTATGGCGTACAACAGTGCTGGATTGATTGACCCCTTCCACGGGAGAGATGATTTACAAGCAGGGATTATTCGCTGTGTTGGCAATCCTGATGAGCGTTTTGAAGAAGATGCGCTTCGCATTTTGCGAGCGCTGAGATTCGCAGCGACCTATGGCTTTTCTATCGAAGAACAGACAGCCGCTGCCATCCACAAGGATGCTTGGATGCTAAAACGTATTGCTGCAGAGCGAATCAATGGCGAGCTTTGCAAAATGCTGCTCGGCGACGGCATCTTGAATGTGCTGCTGAATTTCTCAGATGTTATTGCGACGATTATTCCAGAAATGGAGCCTTGCATTGGGTTTGAACAGAACAACAAGTATCATCAATACACTGTGTACGAGCATATCGCCCACGCTGTCGCGAACTACAAGGGTACCGATGTGTCTGTTAAGGTAGCCTTACTACTCCACGACATCGGAAAGCCACAATGCTACACTGAAGATGAAAACGGTGGGCACTTCCACGGTCATGGGGTACCAAGCCGTGATATTGCAGAACAAGTTTTGGATAGACTGCGGTTCGATAATAAGACAAAGCAGGAAGTTCTTGAACTCGTGCTTTATCACGACACTATGATTGAGCCAACACCCCGCACAGTCCGCAAATGGCTGCATAAACTCGGTGAACGTCGGTTCTCGCAGTTTTTGGATGTGCGGATGGCTGATATTCTTGCCCATGCAGAGGGTACACAGGAGTCCAGAATCGAAAGATGCATTGCACTCGGTTCCATTATGTCTGAGGTTTTAGAAGCAGAGCAGTGTTTCGCATTAAAAGACTTGCAAATCAACGGAAGAGATATTATGAACCTCGGCATTGAACAAGGAAAACGTGTTGGCGAAATCCTTAACAGCCTTTTAGATGAAGTGATTTCGGGTGCTTTAGAAAACGAACACAATGCTTTGATGCAGAGGGCGGTGGAGCTTCTTGGCTGAACCCAAATACCCCAAAGGTGAAAGAGTCTGGGTTGGATATTATAATGCCGAGCATGAGCTCTGCTTTATTCTTACCAGTAAAGAGAGCCGTGAGTTTTATTTCCTGTATGAGCTTGTTGACGGAGAGTTTAAGAAGCTTGGAAAAGCACGGACACCGAAAGAACTTGAGGATAAGTTCGAAGTTTCGAAGAGAATGAGGTGTGCGCAATGATGTCTGATTTTGAGTATGATTGCTGGCAGCGTAAACGTATTGCACAGCAAGCAAAGTACCGCAAGTGCGGAAGCAAGAGCAAGAAATGCTCAATGTCAACAGACCACATGACGCAAAAACAATGGAAAGAAAGGAATGGGAAAGTTGTGACCGTTAATTTGAACCAGCCAATTACATGGGATGACTTCAAGGCACTGACGGCTTCAATGCAAGAAGAGTATCTCAAACACATGATGGAAAACTATGGCGCTAACGCAACGAGTTTTGCCGCCATGTTCGGAGTGCAACCACTTACGATTCGTCGGCATATCCAAATGAACAAGCTGAATATCAAGTTCCCAGTTGGTCACTCTATGAGTACAGCGCAAAAGGATGCGTGGGATGAATTGCTGCATGGGAAAACATCTGATGAGGATGCCGAAGTAGAAGTAGAAGATGTACCAGCTACCAAGTTGGACGAAGCAGCTTCCAAACAGAGTATGGATATGAAGCGCTTTTCATTGTGCTTTAACGGGAGAATTGATGTCAACATGATTGCGAATTCTTTGCTACATATCTTGGGCGACAATGCAGTTGGAGAGGTTGAAATTGTGTGCAACCTTGGTTGATTTGCCTTGATAATCTGTATCTTTGTGATAGAATTGAATTGAAGGAGTGGTCAAATGGATAACGGCTTTGACTTGAAGTTTATGTCAGACGAGGAGCTGCGAAACGCAATGGATGAGTTCATCGACAGCGTTAAGGACGATGTCGCAGCAGATGAAGAAAAGACAACGGTTTTGAATCCGATGAAGCTGCAGCAGATGCAGTTTGCTCATGCGGCACTAAAATACATTACAAGGGATTCTGACGTTGAAGTTTCCTACAAATTAAATACACCGTTCAAAACGATGGGGAGCATCAGTGTCGAGGGAGAGACGCTGGCTTTTGACAAACCGGAGTGGTTTGCGAGAGTAGCAGAGTTTGCAAACAACATGGAGGTCTATCCATTGGTTAAGAACCGAGTCCGTTTGACATTTACATTCCACGGTCTCACTAAACCGATTGAATAAGAGGAGGCTGGAATGGAGTACACAACTTGCAAAGACTCCGTCATGGAGTTGATTAGCGATGGTTCTAAGGTCTTTGGACGCGACTATAAGATTTCAGAAGAAATGCTTTCTAAAATCGATGAGATTTGTGATGGCGTGGATGAGTTGGTATCTGAAATTGAATGCGAAAGTGTCCATGCAGATATTGAAGAAAAAACAAAGACACTCCGTATTGTCATTGTGTGTGATGAGCTTGAGCTTCACGGAGGGAGAACCAACGGGTTCTTCAAGCTAATTACGAAACTGAACTCTTTTAGCTTTTCAAAGCAGGGTCGAGAGTTCATCAAAATTGAGTTGAACATTTCGAATGTATGGGAGCGTATGAGTGAATGAGAAAAGAAGAGGGCGGCTAAGAGACGCCTTGAAAATGCTGAGCAGTGCTGCATCCATTGTGGAAACAGTCTGCGACAGTGAGCAAGACTGTATGGATAACTATCCTGAAAACTTGCAAGGAACAGAGAAGTTTGAGCGTATGGAAGATGCGGTTGATAGTCTCAGTGATGCGCTCGAAAAGATTGATGATGCGAAAGGACATATCCAGTCTGCGTTAGGCTGATGTAGTGGTGGCTTTATGGAACTTGTAATTGCTGTGATTCTCGGAGTTATCTTGCTCATTAAATTTGGGTCAGATAAAAACGCAGTGAGGATTACTCGAAAGGCGTATGACAAGAAACAGCAGGAAATTTCGGAGTGGAAAAGTGTAGTGACAGACCGCAGCCTTGAGCAGCGACTGAAAAGCTTTATCCATAATCCAGACAATAAAGAACAAGTTTCTGAGGAAGTTGCTCCTGTATATGAGGGAATCTTCGCCGGTAAGCAACTTTGCGAGTTGTTTCCAAAAGAACGGTGGTGCAAACCAAAAGCAGGATGGACGCCAGAGTATCACGAGCAAGTCCAGCGAGAAGTATGTATGAAGAACTCAGAAAACGCGCTTAGAATTATGATGGCAAAGCGCGGGAAGATTTTGGACTATGACGCAGACAGAAGCGCATCTTACAGCCCCAGTGTAATATCAAGTGGTATCTCAGCAGATTCTCCATTGACGGCGTATGTTCTTATCTGGTGTGCGAAAGCCATAAAGGAACATGGGGTGCCAAATGAGTTTATTGTTCCATCAATCGGTAAATATGGAGCAGGTAATATCCATTGGGAATTATAAAAAAGTAGGGCGTGAGCCCTACTTTTTCAATCCTCAAACAAATAATCTGGAAGGTCAATTTTTTCTTTCAGCAGCACCTTACCGCAGGCTTTTACAGAACGTCCGCTGTCGGCTGAGACGAAGATGTTTGTATGGCGAAGCTCTGGGTTTGCAGAAACCAAAACCAGATTGTTATTATCATCAAGATAGTATTGCTTACAATACATTGCTCCATCGACACAAAAGATGCCAACATCTCCAACTGAAAGCTCTGCGTCTTTTTTTACATATACCATATCACCATCATGTATATATGGGTACATACTGTTACCTTGGATATAAACAGCGTAGTCTGCTTCCTCTGGTACGGAGCTATCAACAAGAATCATCTCGAAGTCAACCCCGTCGAGAGGTACAGAGCTACCGGCAGCAGATGGAGTAGTATAGCGTGGAATGAATCGCTCGCTGTTGACCTGCTGAAAATCTATGACCTTTGGAACGACACGAATTGTTTTAGCGGCATCGACCCTTTCCTTCTCAAGTACACAGATTGCGTCAACTGCTTTTTTGCCATAGTTGTCAAGAGCTTGATAGCTGGACAATAGTTTTTTTTCGGCAGAAGTGAGAACCAAAGCGTAGTTTGGTGTGTTCTCCAAATGGAAGTCCAGTAGCGTGTCTATCGATATATTGAGAGCCCGCCCGAGAGAAAGCAGCGCATCCATTGCGGGTTTCTTAGCGTTGCGTTCCCAAGCGCGAATTGTAACCGTGGAAACACCCACTGCATCTCCAAGATTTTGCTGTGTGAGGTTCCGTTCTGCACGAAGGCTCTTTAGCCTCTGCCCGAAGTCCATGTTAAAGTCCTCCAAAAAAATAGCCCAAGTTTTGATGTTGACAGACCACTGTGTTTGTGGTAGCATAAAACCGCAACAACTGTTTCTATTGACAGATTAACACAAACAACTGTTTCTGTCAATAATTAAAAAGGTAGCTCGCCAATATAGACGAGCTACCACAAAACGCACACTGCCATGAACACCAACGTAATAACAGCGTGCAACGACCCGTTAACGACAGGTCGAAGTCATCGTTGACACCACTCAGCAATGACTCACTTGTAGTATAACACGGGATTTCTCGTAAATCAATGGAGGTTTTTACTACAGGATGAAGAAGATAGTCTCAGTCAAGGAACTTAAAGAGTATTGTGAAAACCATAAGCCTCAGCAGATTTCCTTTTACACAGAGAACCAGAGTTGGTATTGCGTCTCAGACCCATGCAAATTCAAGTTATCATTCCCGGTTATGTTGATATGCGAGAACCCCAATATGATTTGCTTGAAATCTGGAGCAAATACCTTATGTTTTGACCGAGTACGTTGTGTCGAGATAGACACTGAAATGACCGTGATTGGAACTGTTTTCACAGTTTTTTGTGGAGATAGAAACGACAAAGAACAAGAAATCACCTACACCTTGTTAGCCGGTTAAATATTTTTTGATGTTGTTTATATAATTGACTTGACTCTGCCATATTGGACGTGCTATACTCCAAACATCAACATAATTGTATTTAAGGGGTTTAGCATATTGGGTTTTCAGAATAACAAAGAGCGGGTTCCGCAGATTGGTGAAGTGTATTTGATGAAGTTCGGTGGCAGTGGCAGCGAACAGAGTGGTTGGCGTCCGGGCGTCGTCTTCCAGAACAACATGGGGAATGCATACAGCCCCAACATCATCGCACTCCCACTTACCAGTTCGCTCAAAAAGACGAACCAACCTACACACGTTATCATCAAAGCAGCAGATAGTGGGCTTCGCAGAGACAGCATGGTTCTTTGCGAAAACCCAGAGCGTATGTCTAAAGAACGCCTCGGGCAGTACATCACTACGTTGTCAGAGGAGCACATGAAGCAAGTTGCCGAAGCAAACTTGCTGGCGACGGGTGCAATCGCCTATCTGGACATCGAAGCGCTGCTTGCTGTGTGGAAGAAAGCCGCAGCCCTAAACGCTGTTGTACCAGCATAATGCTACATACTAAGTAGGAGGCTCGCTATGTACAATGCGGAGTTAAAGTCAAGATTCGTTAAGGACTATACCAAGAGTATCAACACGGCTAACGTTGCCACAACTGTTTTCGAAGCGTTTGAACCGTATGAAACTTCGTGGAATGCAGACCTCTGTACAAGAGACAGAGAAGAACTGCAGCCAGCTATCGATGAGATACTTGCACTGCGCTCCAGAAGCCAGTGGATGTCTCTCACGATATTAAAAGAGTATGTAAAATGGTGTATTGCCATGAAGGTTCCAGACGCTTGCGATGGGATGCTTAATATTGAGGCGGCGGGGTTAGCAAAAGTTAGGCGGCAGATGGTCTCAAGTCCACTCCATCTTCAACGTGTTCTTGATGAGGTCTTTGACAAAGAGAGCGAAGAGACAATCGATGTCACCTACCGTTGTTATTATTGGATGGCTTTTGGTGGCATCAAAGAAGATGATACACTTCTCGTAAGAGCGTCTGATATTGACTTCGCCAACATGGAAATTGTCTATCAAGATACGCACGTCCCGCTTTATCGTGAAGCACTGCCAGCGTTCCATAAAGCAGCAGAACTCAATAGCTTCTGCTACAAGAATCCCAATTACTCTCGAACGATTACACGAGATAGAGTTTCTGGCGATACTTTGATGCGTGGTATTCGCGCAGTAAAAAAGACCGCAACACTTCGTTCAATTCTATCTAAGAAATCAGCAAAAGCCATTGAAGATGGACTCACCCAGCAACAACTTAGTTTCTACAGAGTATGGATGTCAGGGTTATTCTATAGAATGTACGATAGAGAACGAGCCGGTATTCCGGTCGATTTCTCAGAAGCAGCTACAGACTTTGTCGCTGACAGAACTTATGTGCTCAACGGAAGAATCAAGTTGGAGCACAAGCAGAACCGTATAGAAAAAAATTATATGGAAGATTATCAGCGTTGGAAGCTGGCGTTTTCAATCTAACGAAGCAAATGAAGAGATTCCCACAGAAGTGGGTTTCTCTTTTACATATATCAACATAATTAAATAACATACATCGCCGAACGGCTTAGGTATAAATCTGGAAAGAAAGGAGAAAGTGTATGGCTTTCAAGAAGACAAAGCAAGAGGCATTGGACTTGCTGCAGGAAAAGGAAAAGCGTCTGGCTGAATTGACAGAAGAGTCCGCATATGCGGTTCAGATGGTTCAGAACACCATTGATAATCTGCAAGCGGTCAACAGTGACATCCAGACCACGATGGATGAAATCGATACATATATGCAGCGGTTGAATGATACTCGCAGCAGCCTCAGCACCACTCACGACAAGAACGAAAAAATCATGCAGAACTTCGCCAAGCTGTTGTGCGTTGATTAAGGAGGAGATTCATTGAGCGAATTAAAGGAAAGATTTCTCGCGGTCTACAAGGAAACAGTTACGCGAGAAGGTTCGGACTCTTTGCTGGACTGGCTCGAACATTCTGATTTCTTCGTGGCACCGGCTTCGACAAGGTATCATGGATGCTATGAGGGTGGGCTTTTGCAACACTCTCTTAATGTTTATGATTGTTTGAAAATCGGAATCGAGGCAGCCGGACTACAAGGCACCTATAGCGAGGAAACAATCGCAATTGTTTCTTTGATGCACGACCTTTGTAAAGTCAACTACTACAAAAAGGGCTTTCGGAATGTCAAGGATGAAGAAACTGGGCAGTGGTATAAAAAAGAGGTTTATGAGGTTGATGAAAAATTTCCCTGTGGAGAACACGCAGATAAGTCTATTATCATCCTTCAGAATTTCATTCGCCTTGAGCCAGAAGAAATCTTGGCAATTCGTGCCCACATGGGCGGTTGGGACACCGCAGTAAAAGGTGGTAACGCTTTCATTGGTAAGATTTTTGAGCGTAGCAAACTGGCGCTCCTGTTGCATCTTGCCGACATGGGAGCGACATATTTAATGGAGGGGTGAAATGGCAGAACAGATGAACATTTATCAGAAACTTGCCAGAATCAGAAAGCAAGTGGAGGTCATCCAGAAGAACAAGAGTGGCTACGGTTACAAGTATGTTTCCGAGGATGAGATTCTCGCAAAAATCTCGGTATTTATGGACAAGTATGGTCTGTCTCTGATTCCGAACATCAAGCAGGGCAGCACAATTGTGTCCCCATATACATACAAAAAGACCAAGACTACCGGCAAGGGTGATATCTATGAAGAAAACAACAACGAGGTCTTGGTTAGCGCGGATATGATGTGGTCTTGGGTTGATAACGACAACCCGGAAGAGCGTATCGATGTTGAGTGGGCGCTTGTTGGGCAACAGGGAGATGCTTCTCAGGCGTTTGGCTCTGGTTTGACATATTCGAATCGTTATTTCCTGCTCAAGTTCTTCAATATTGCTACACCCGATGCAGACCCTGATGCATTCCGTAGCAAGCAGAGAGCGGCGGAAACAGCAGAGGACAAAATGATTGCCGAGCAAATCATTCAGAGTTTTGATGAGACACTGAAAGAGTATCTCAGTGTGCATAAGGATAAAACAGACGATGTTAAAAAGTTTGTATCCAAGTACGCAAAGGGCGGCAACTACTTTGCAATTACAGAGTCCGTGTTGGCAGGAAAACTCCTGTCGGATTTCAAGGAAACGTTTAAGATTGAGGAGTGATACACTATGGGTTTTCGTACAGGTGCCTATGCAAAAATTTGGGAAGTAACTCCCATGAGCGACACGAGCACAAAGGTTCGGTTGTCGGTCAGCAGAAAGAACAAGCAGACCAATGAGTACGAGCAAGACTTTTCCGGTTTTGTTCTTGCCATTGGAACTGCGGCGGCAAAGAAAGCTGCTTGTCTGAAAGAGGGCGAGCGCATTAAGCTTGGAGACGTTGATGTCACGACAAAGTACGACAAGGAGAAAAAGGTGACGTACACCAACTTCAAGATGTTCTCCTTTGAAGTTGAGGGCGACGAGAGTAGCTCTCAAACCACAGACCCTCAGCCTACGGTTGATGATGGCGAAATTGATGACAGCCGGTTGCCATTCTAAGGTAATCGCCTATGGGAGAAGTAAACTACGCACCACTCATTGATGACATGGTGTGGAGCTACTCACGAATAAAGGCTTTTGAGGATTGCCCGTATAGGTGGTACTTGAAGTACATAAAGAAGTTTCATGGTAAGGATATGTTCTTTTCAAGCTATGGTACTTTTATGCACAAGCTTATTGAGTTGTATCACAAAGGTGAAAAAACGCCAAGGCAGATTGTCGATATGTACTTGCAAGACTTCAAAACTGAAGTTGTGGGACGTGCTCCAAACAGGAAGGTGTTCAGTAGTTACTTTACTGGCGGCTTGCAATATCTTAAAGCACTTCAGCCATTCCCGTATGGCATGGTTGGTGTCGAAAAGAAAGTTGACTTTGTAGTAAACGGTATCCCGTTTGTTGGTTACATAGACTTCCTTGGGGAAAAAGATGGTGACCTATATGTCGTAGACAACAAGTCGAGGATTTTGAAACCACGAAGCAGCAGAGCAAAACCAACTAAGGCTGACGAAGAGTTGGATGCTTATTTAAGACAGCTTTATATCTACTCTGCGGCAGTTGAAGAAGAATATGGTAAGACGCCAAAGAGTCTTTGCTTCAACTGCTTTAGAGATAAGCTGTTTATCATAGAGCCATTTAAGGAACAGGCATACGCCGAATCTAAAGAATGGCTTGCAAAGAGCATCGGAAAGATTCGTGAGGAATCAGATTTCAAACCATCAGTAGAGTTTTTCAAATGCACACACCTGTGTGAGATGCAGGATATGTGTGAGTATTACGAGTTGATGAGAAAGAGGTGATGAATTATTAGGGCAAGTGAAGACATGGCAAGGGTTGAGAGCGAAGCTGGCATTATCGCTACGCTGATTCATCACCCGGAGTTTTCATATTACTCAGAGCAACTGTTGCCAAACCATTTCACTAACGAGGAGAACCGCTATATCTATCAGGCAATTTGTTCTCTTGCACGAGACGGGATTACGACGATTGACCCGTATAACATTATCCAAGCGCTGTCTGCGAAAGAAGCGACAAGGCGTTTTGCAGATGAGCTCAGCATCGACCAGCTCTATACATTGATGGACAACAGTGACAGCATTGCTCGAAATACTGTTGAAGAGTACAAGCTGCTTGTCAACAATGTTATGGATGCGGCTTTTAGGCGGGATACTTTCCAGCAACTCAAAGAGTGCCAGAAGCTTTGCACTCAGCCGTCCGAAGAAAACATCGAACAGAAAATCTACAAGATGCTGGATGATGTGATGATGGAGTTCTCAGCAACAAATGAAGTCCCGCCATACAAAGATGTCGTAGATAAATGCTGGGAAGAAATCAAAGGTAGGCAAGGCGCTGGATACGCAGGTATTCCCTTTAAGTTTCCTGCATTGAACGATTATGCAACCATTGAGCGTGGAGAACTGTTCATCTTTGGCGCAGAGCAAAAGCAGGGCAAGAGTATGATGCTTTTGAATTGTGCAGTTGACTTGCTGAAGCAGGATTACGCAGTCCTCTATCTGGACAGTGAGCTAAACACGCGACTGTTTACATCAAGAATCTTGGCACACCTATCTGGTATTGAGTACAAGCGATTGACATCTGGCAATTACAGCGACGAAGAGGAAAAGCGTATTCTGGATGCAAAGGAATGGTTAAAAACGCGCAAGTTCACACATATCTATATCCCAATGTTTGACCAACAGAGCATTTTTACGGCTGTGAATAAGGTGAAACATACGCAAGGGCTTGATGTTCTTATTGTTGATTACTTCAAGGGTAAGGGCGAGGGCGATGCGTTTGACAGCTACCAAGAGCTTGGCAGATTTGTAGATATGGTGAAGAATCAGATTTGCGGTGAGATGAATATTGCTGGTATTGGCGCCGCTCAAGCAACGATTACCGGTAAGCTTGCCGATAGTGCAAAAATTGCTCGTAACGCATCAACCATTGCAATGATTTCCGATAAAACCCCAGAGGAAATCGAAGCTGATGGTGCTGAGTGCGGCAACAAAAAGCTCCGTGTAACTGTAAACCGTAATGGTATGCAGATGACGCAGGACGAATACATAGATTTGCTGTTCGATGGAAATCACATCCTCTATGAACAGGCGAAACAGCATATTCCACAGACACCTTTTTAAGCTGTCAACATAATTAAATAAAATACGGAAGGAGGGGTGGGGTGGAGCTATCTGAGCTGATTGAATCAGTCGATATCCTTGAATACATCTCGCAATATACAGAGTTCACAGAAAAGAACGGAGAATATTGGGCATTGTCGCCATTCAAAGATGAGAAAACCCCCTCCTTCTCCGTTCGTAAGGAAACAAACTCATTCTACGACTTTTCATCGGGTATCGGCGGTAACGTACTGACATTCATTCGGTATTACGACAAGTGTGGTTATGCTGAAGCTATCGAAAAACTGAAAAATTACAGCGGAGTCGATAGTAATGTGGTCGCCAGAAAGAAATTGGCGACAGTTGAGGTCGCCAAGAGGTTTATGCCGCCGAAAAAAGTGCAGAAGCAGTCAAAATCAACTGTGCTTCCAGACGATTATATGGAACGGTATGAAAAAAGACCGGACAAATTAGCTGTTTGGGAGCGCGAGGGCATATCCAAAGGTTCACTCGACAAGTTTGGCGTGTACTACGACAGCTTTTCGGATAGATTGGTCTACCCAATACGGAATCCAAATGGAAAAATCGTAAATGTAGGTGGTAGAACGCTTGACCCGACATGGAAAGAAAAAGGTTTGCGTAAATACACCTACTTTATGGCGTGGGGTGAGCTGAAAACTATTTATGGTCTTGCAGAAAACATGGAAGGCATCAGGGAAAAGGGAGAAATCATTCTTTTCGAAGGATGTAAGTCAGTTTTACTCGCAGATACATATGGGGTACACAACACTGGTGCGATTTTGACATCGCATCTTAATCCGAATCAGATGAAACTGCTGGTCTCCCTTGGGTGCAGGGTGGTTTTTGCCCTTGACAAGGATGTTTGCATCAGGGACGACCACAATATCAAGCGGTTAAAGCAGTTTGTCAACGTTGAATACATTTGGGACAAGGAAGATTTGCTTGGCGATAAGGACAGTCCTGTCGATAGAGGTCAAGACACTTGGAAAAAACTCTACGACGGGAGGCTGTCATGGCGATGAGCAATCAATACACCCTATACCACTTGCATAGTGACCTTTCAAACGGTGTTACCAACATTGACTCCGTTACAAAGTACGGTGAATACATAGAGCGTGCCAAAGAGTGCGGCATGAAAGCAATGGCGTTTACGGAGCATGGCTCTGTTTTTGAGTGGTGGCACAAGAAAAGTGCTATCGAAGCTGCTGGAATGAAGTATATCCACGGCATCGAGGCATATCTTACGCTTAACCTCGACGAAAAAATCAGAGACAACTATCACTGTGTCTTGCTTGCGAAGAACTACGATGGGTTCTTAGAACTCAACAGCCTTGTGTCTAAGAGTTTCTGCAGAACCGACAACCACTTTTACTATGTCCCACGAATCACGTTCAACGAATTGTTTGCGACATCTGACAACATTATCATCACTACGGCTTGTGTCGGTGGCGTTCTCGGAAAAGGTGACGAACAGGTTCAGCAGTATTATCTGGATTTTCTTGAACGAAATAAGCACCGCTGTTTTTTAGAAGTCGGTCACCACATGGATGAGAAGCAGGTCACCTACAACGAAAAACTGTTATTGCTTAGCAAGAGTACCGGTGTCCCTTTGATTGCAGGAACTGATACGCACGTCCTCAATGCAGAGCATGAAAAAGGAAGAAGTATCTTACAGGCATCCAAAAACATTACGTTTGATGGTGAAGAACGTTGGGACTTAAAGTTTAAGACTTACGACGAGTTAGTTGCTGCATATAGAGAGCAAGGGTCGCTTCCAGAAGCAGAATATATGCAAGCCATTGAAAACACCAATGTGATGGCAGATATGGTAGAACCGTTTGAATTAGATAGAGGTACAAAGTACCCACATATCTACTCTGAACCCGAGAAGACGTTCCGTGACAAGATTCAGACAGCAGTTGAGAACCACCCATATGCACTCAAGCATCACACAAAGGAAGAGTTGCAGGAAACTATCGATGAAGAGTTCGATGTTTATAAGGCAACGAAGTCAATTGACTTTATGCTGCTCCAAACTTACTTGCGTGAGTGGGAAAAGCAAAACGGCATCCAGTGCGGCTATGGTCGTGGCTCAGTTTCAGGTAGCATGATTGCGTATCTCTTGGGGATTACGCAGATGGATAGTATGAGGTATGGTTTGAATTTCTTCCGCTTTATGAATCCGTCCCGTGTTACAAACGCTGATATTGACACGGACTATTCTGGCAAGGACAGAGAAACAATTAAGCGGTTCCTGCTTAAAGATAAGATGAATCTGCCGAGTATTCGTTCAGCAGAAATTATTACCTTTAATACCATTGCACTCAAAGGTGCAATCCGCGATGTTTGCCGCGCTCTCTATAAAGACCGCGCAGACATGAACTATCTTCAAGTGGCAAACCACATCTGCAAAGAAGCGGAGCTCCATGAAGATGCTATCCGAAAGAAGTATCCAGATGTCTTCAAGTATGTAGATATCGTTAATGGAACAATCGTCTCCATCGGTACACACCCGAGTGGAGTCCTTATCAGTGACCTACCTATTGACCAAACGGTTGGTCTGTGCAGTATCTCCACATCCGAGTATCCGGTATCCATGATTAACATGAAAGAGCTGGACGACTTGATGTATGTCAAGCTTGACATCCTTGGCTTGGATAATATCGGTGTCATCAACGATACCTGTAAAATGCTTGGGATTGAGCGCTTGACGCCAGACAACACTGATATGGAGGACATGAATGTGTGGAGAAGCATCCGAGACGATACGACGCTTATCTTCCAATGGGAGTCTGACAGCGCACAGCATTATCTAAAGCAGTTCATGTCTGATGCCACGCTCGATATTGCCCGGTCAAAGATTCCAAATTTCTCAATGCTAAAGTGGATGTCGTTTGGTAACGGCTTGCTCCGACCTGCGTGTGCCAGCTTCCGTGATAGTGTAGCCAAAGGCGAGTTTTACGATAACGGTTTTGACGCACTGAATGAGTTCCTTGCTCCAGAGGCAGGACGAATCGCAATGCAGGAAACCATTATGCAGTTCTTGGTTAAGTTCTGCGGCTACTCAAGCGCGGAATCAGACAACGTCCGTCGAGCGATTGCCAAGAAAAAAGGAACAGAAAAGCTCTTGCCGGAGATTGAAGAACGCTTTGTGGCTTATTGCTCAAAGGCGTACAAGATGAGTGCAGAGCGTTGCGAAGAGGTTATCAAGCCGTTCCTGCAAATCATTCTGGATGCATCAGCGTATGGCTTCTCATGGAACCACTCAGACGCTTATTCGTCCATCGGTTATATCTGCGGATATTTGCGCTACTATCACCCATTGGAGTTCTTAACAGCAGCATTGAATATCTTCGGAGACAATATGGACAAGACTGCTGATATTACAAGCTATGCCCATAAGGTCGGTATTCGAGTTACGTTGCCTAAATGGGGGTTGTCCAGAGGCGAATACTTCTTCGACAGAGAGAAGAAAATCATCGCCAAGGGTCTCACGTCAATCAAGTATATGAGCGCTGGTCTTGCCGATGAACTGTACAACCTTGCAGCAAAAAACAAGTATCCCTGTTTTATGGATTTGTTGAAAGACCTCGATGAAAAAACGAGTATTAACTCAAGGCAGCTTGACATTCTGATTAAGCTGGATTTCTTCTCTGATTTCGGTAACCAGCGCGAGTTGCTTCGGATGGTTGACCTGTTCTTCAATACCTTCAAGAGAGGTCAGGCAAAGCAAATCAAAAAGTCTGAGGTTGATGGAACGCCGCTCGAAGAAATCGTGAAACGATATGCAGTTGGTGTTACAAAGTCTGGTGGCGAAGCTAAGAGCTATACGCTTCTTGATGTGATGTCGATTTTGCGTGGTGCAGAAGATGCAGTAAAAGCAGTTGGCATGGATGACCTAAGCGATATTATCAAAGTCCGCAACTTCTATGATGTGATGGGCTATA